TACAACGGCGGTCGGCGTATTGGTATTACCGGGGACGGTATCAGTTACGACGACTTCCCCCGCGGTGGTGGCTCCACCAGTCCCGCCAATGCCGCTCACAACGGTGGTAGGCCGCGTATCAGTGCTGGCGGGAGCAGTGTCAGTCACGACGACAGACGGTACGTTGGTGCTGCCACCAGTCCCGCCGGTTCCGCCTACAACGGCGGTCGGCGGATTGGTATCACCGGGGACGGTATCAGTTACGACGACGTCCCCCGCGGTGGTGGCTCCACCAGTCCCGCCAATGCCGCTCACAACGGTGGTAGGCCGCGTATCAGTGCTGGCGGGGGCAGTGTCAGTCACGACGACAGACGGCACGTTGGTGCTGCCGGGGACGGTGTCAGTTACTGTAATTCCACCTATGCCAGCAGTCGCGCCAGCACCGTCGCCAGTGACGACAATATTAGACGGGGACGTTCCAGCCGTGGTTGTCGTAGCCGGCGGAGGGGTTGTTGAAGTCGCGCCAGATGCGGCAGCATTTGCATTAGCGACAAACGCAGCCTTTGCCGAAGAGCTTAAGCCAAACCAGTTTTCGCTAACAAGTTCTCCATTTGAGTCAAAAACAAAACCACGATTAGCGCCTCTTGTTATCAACTCGTAACGATCTGGCAGCCCGGCTTCTTTAGCAGCCGTTTGCGGTCGACTTAACGTATCTTCGGTTGACTTTGATATTTCTTCAATTTCGGCTTTGCTCATGTTGTTAAATGCGTCAGCAATTGCATCGCCTGTGCCGGCGGCAACAGCCCCACCCGTAGCGCCCGAAAGGCTTTTCGCAGTAACAAGAATCGCCTGCTCAACGCCGGCTATGGGAACGCCTGACGTGATGGCTGCGCGGGCAGCGGCAAGTGAGATCTCATTTCCTGCTGGGCCTGTAAGGATACCAGCTTTGTCCATCGAGTAACCGGATGCCTTAGACACCCCAAGAGCCTCTGCCGCGCGGATTTCACCGGGACCGGGATTACTACTATCGACGCCACCCTTTAGCGCCGCGTGCATCACGCCGGCAGCAACGCCTGCAATGGCGGCTGATTTTAGCGAGGCTTCTATCGACTTCCCTTGGGCAAGGTTGGCAGCAAAGTTTGCCGCGCCAGCGCCCGCCCCGACTCCAACAGAACCTGCACCAATAACCGGGCCAAGAGCGGCGCCGCCGAGAACGGTTGCCCCCGTGGTAAGGCCGCTGATAACCGCCTGATCAAGTGGCTTACCCACTATAAGACTGCCAGCTGTGTTGCCTAGACCCGCACCTGCAGCAAGACCAAGGGCAGTAGCTTTGCCCGCAGCGCTAGCGGCAATAGCGGGCCCAAGATACACAGCGCCTACAGCTGCGAGCGCAAGTGGGATTGCAATTTCAGCAATCTTTCCAAGCGTTAGATTGGGGGAATTGACAAATCTGTCTGCAAATACGTCTTGCGGCTGGCCATTGACCATCGCACTGACTTCTGTCTGAAGGCGAAGATCCGTGTTAGAGCCACCTTCTTTTGAAATTTTATTGGCGGCATCAACCAATCGTGCAACCCCATCGGACGTGTTGGAGCGCCCGACTTCTTGGCCATTTATCACGAGCCGGTACATTTCACCGGGAATTGGTTGAAATCTTAGCGATTCGTATTCTGTGTTACCAGTAAGGGTCAAAACAGGCGCTGTCTTAGCGTAATCAAACAGCGGATCCAGAGGGCTGAGCGTCCCGGGCTGAAGCGTAGCAAGACCACCCGCGTCGTTGATAAGGGTGCCAGAAGCCGTACTTTTTTGAATGTTTGCAATTTCTTCAGGAGACAGCGTAACAGACGCGGACCCGGCTTGTTGTGCAGGCGTTGCAGAGTTGCCGATGCCGCTTACGGGCGCCGGATCGACGGACTGAGAAACGGTTGCTTGCGTATACGTTTGCTCCGGCTCGTAAGATGTTGCCGCAGAGTTGCCGATGCCGCTTACGGGCGCAGGCGGAGGCGGCGGCGGCTCGTAATACGTCTCTTCAGACTCGCGCGCAGGCGGATAATATACAGGCGTGCCAATGCCGCTTATCGGCGCAGGCTCCGGCTCGTAATACACGGGCGGAGGCGGGGGCGGCGATGGCGGTGCGACATACACCGGCTCCGGCTCGTAATACGTCTGCTCAGACTCACGCGCAGGCGGATAATACACGGGCGGAGGCGGGGGCGGCGGTGGCGGTGCGACATACACCGGCTCCGGCTCGTAATACACGGGCGGAGGCGGGGGCAGCGGTGGCGGTGGTGGCGGTGCGACATACACCGGCTCCGGCTCGTAATACGTCTCTTCAGACTCACGCGCAGGCGGATAATACACGGGCGGAGGCGGCGGAGGCGGCTCATAATAGACGGGCGCAGGATCGTAATACGTCTGCACAGGCCCGGGATCGTAGTACGTCTGCTCAGAATCGTAATACGTCTGCACAGGGGCAGGATCGTAGTACGCCACCTCAGACGAGCCAATGCCAGACGTAGCAGGGACACTGACAAACTCGCCCGTGTTCGGGTCGTAATAAAATTCGCCGAACTGGTCTTCGTAGAGATCCTGCTCTTGCTCGTTATAACGTCCGCGAGCCATCTGCTAAGACCCCTGATTGATCACGTCGTTGAAACGCATCGCCCATTCACGCCAATCGTCAAACTGGTACGCATTGGGAACTCCAAGCTGGGCCAGTGTAGAGATACTTGATAGCCCAGAGGCCCAGCTTTTCCAATCTCTTTCATCCATGAGCCGCACGGCGACGCCAAAATCCTCGATGGAGGGGAACATATAGTCCGCCCACTCCACCACGTTGTCAACGATACGCGGATCGATGGTGGTTGTGACAATGTTGACCATCAGCTTTGATACCTGCCATCAGCCGGCGTGATGTGAACGACGATCTGACCCATCTGATAATTGCCGCCCACCGTGTTCGAAGCGAAACGGAAACGCAATTCGCGGCGCTGCTCCTTGAAGAACACCTGCTGCTCATACTTCTCCGACGCCACCGCCGGGAAAGCACGCAGAGGGCCATTGACTTCAGGCGCCCGCGCGTTGATGCGGCCCGTGATCTGCACGGTCATCTCCCCGGACTGCACAAAGTCGGGCTCCATCATCTCGACGTGGATTGCGCGGTTCTTCGGCGAATCGTCGATAATCAGGGAGATATCGCCGGTCTCAAAGAAGCTCTCGACCGCATTGACCTGAGCGCCGTCGATCTCGTCCACGCCGAACTCGTGCCGCCATATCTTAAAGAGCGGAGGCTCACTCAGCACGCGGATGTCATTGTTCTGCGTGATGCGGATGTCGACGGGTGACGCTTGGGTAATACGAATGTCAGGAGCGCCGGGGTTGACGGGCTCAATGCCAGCAAGGATTGGATCGTTCAGCGATCCTGAATAGAGACCAGCCGAACGCCCATCGTTGGGCAGCTGCGTGTCGTACCATGTGTTCTCGCGGAAATTAAAGATAACCGCATGCGTGCATTCCGTGGCGTCGCCGCGGGGATAGCACCACCAGATTTCCCCGAAGCGCGGAACCTTGTAGGCGAAAATCTTGTTCGCAAACTGCTGGTTCAGCCCGTCAAAAAAGTAGTTTATATTCATGTTGTTAGGCACTTCACGGACAACGCCGTTGTACATCATGAAGCGGCCATCGCCGACCCAGAAGTAGATGCCGTCGTACTCAATCACGCTATTGGCCGCGATGATCGATGTCGACGAGGTAATCGTGTCGAAGGCGAACACGTCGGTGCCGCCCGTGTAATAGGCGCGAATCAGGCTGTCGAGCGTCCAGAAAAGGCCGGCTGGGTTCTGGCCACCGCCGCGCAACGGCAGCCCCTTGACGATCTTCGAGGACGAAATGAAGGCGTTACCGGCGTCGCCTGATGCGAAGTTCGTTGGGTCATTGATGTCTGACCATTGAATGAAGCCGTTCGTACCATAGAGAAACAGGTACGGATGCAAAACGCAGACGCCCCCAGAGGCCGATACCGTTGGAATAGCGGTCAGTTGAGACGTGGCGTAGATGTTGCCGATGTAGATGGTCTTCGCATCGCCATTCGAAATGTCGTTCGCCGTGTCGGTAGCGACGCCGATGATAGCCGCACCGCCGCCAGCGCCGTCGTTCATGGCGTCAAGAGACCACATGTAGCCGTCACCGCCGGAAAAGCCGAGTGGCGTCCGATCTGCTGGCGCGCTGGTGTTGCCAAGCGAATCGATGGTCATGGACTGGATGCCAGCGCCATACCCCATGTGCGTGTAGACAAAGCCGTTCAGAGCCTGCGTATGAAACTGGCGGACAATGCCTAAGGCGAAATTGCTGATCTGCCGATAGCCGCCGATCTTTCTTGGCAGCCCGCGCTGAAAGCGCACCCATTGGCCGTCGACGTAGAAGTTCCCTTCGAACTTCGTGCCGTCGCGTTTAATGCCGGGCTCTGATCTGACGTTGACAGGTATGAGCATTAGGGCTTCACAGGCCAGACGAGGTTGAATGGATCAGTCTGCGTTGTAACATCGCGAAGCTGCTGGCGATAGACCTCATATGCGGCCTTGTCACCGGGGGCGTCATTCAGCTGCGTCCAGTCGGTCGCCTGCAGCGCGCTGTTGCGCTGGGTGCGCACCCTAGACCATTCGACCGCAACTCTCTGGTCAATCTCAGCCGCGGATGCATCCACCACAACCCAGACCTGATGCCAGCCGTTCGCAGAATACTCAGGCGCGCCTTCGATCACGTTCTTGGTGTGATCAACCACAGGCATATCCTCAGGGAGGACGTAAGCGTAATCCTCTGGCGGCGTGAAACCGTTCTGAGGCCACGAGATGTTTGAATGCCGCAGCCGAATGTCTCCCTCATATACGGGATACTCAGCAACAACTCCGTCATTGATCAGTGCATAAACGGACATGGCTTATCTCAAATGATTCTAACGGTTGAGGGGAGCGTGGACGCGGAGATTGATGCCGTTGAGGTTCCTGAGCCCAGCGCGAGTGAAGACAGAGTTCCAATGCTCGCCCCTTGGGTTAGGATTTGCCCAGTTAGCACGGTTAGCGAAGATGCCTGATAGACAATGCTGCCGTTGGGAATCGCTCCCAGATTGTATGTCCCGGTCAACGATCCGTCATTTGGGATCTTAGCCACAAAAATATTTGTTTGTGCGGATTGGCTTACAACGGTGGTGAATCCACAAACGTAAACCGACCCATCCCTATCAGCCCACAGGCTGTCCAAAGAAACCGAAAACCCCGAAGGGTTGCTTAAAGACCGCTGCCACTGAAGGACGCCAGAAGAATTGTATTTCATGACGTACACTATATTGTTAGACGTTGCCCCGACATACAGGTTGTTATACTGATCCGTTTGGCAACCTACGTCAGAAACCGGGGCTGGATAATTTGTCGTTCTAACGGCCCATGCGTAAGTGCCGCCAACGCTATTGCCCGGAGCGATGTAGCTAA